AACTTGCTGCTGCAGTTCCCGGAGTTGCTCCGAAGAAAGCTCCGTTCTTTACGTTTGCAAATAGTTCAAGGTTTGCTTCTGTTGCGGTTGTGATGTCAGCTGCAGAGTATCCAGTTCCGAAAGTTGCATCGTACTTACCAAAAAGAGCGTACATAACGTGTTTTGTTATATGTCTATCGACTGCTCTTCGGGCTTCGTTCAAAGCCAACTCTACTTCATTGAATCTTGAATCTTCAATCATTCTGCGGGTCACACCGACTGCAATACCCCATTCGTCAACACTTACACGCTCATTTCTGAGGTTGTTGCTTTGGTATGCAGGAGTTTGACCTTCATCTATCTTTTCCATAGCCATGCTTGGCTTTGCGATGGTGATATCAATATCTCCACCGGTTTCTGTCTGCATTGGTTCACAGAATAGTGATACTGCTTCTAAAGAGGCTGTCCTGTAATCTACAAGTGCATCTTTAAAATCAACAATAACACGCTGTGCTGCAGTTGATGTTGTACCGTCACCTGCGGATGCAGATGATAGTATTCCTGTTTTTGCTGTTACCATATTATCTTATCTCCTTAGAACAGTAACACTTTAACAAGTGCCCCTGCTGCTACGTCTTCTAATGTCATACCGATTGGTTCTTTTGTAGCTGATGCGGTTCCGGTGTGAGCAATTACTTCTCCAACGTTACTTGTATCAACCATAACAAGAGCTCCAGCGGCTAAATTAGTGTTTTGTACTACTCTCACAATGATTCCACTACCAGAGATAACTGAACACATGTCACCAGATGATGCAGCTACCATAGCTACACCGGCGATAGGTTCTGTATCGGTCGTGGCTGGTCTTACTTTACCATCAGTGTGAACTTCTAAGACATCACCAGCTGTTATAGCTGCTGCTGCCTCGAATGGTAGAATGCGTGCTGGCGCTCCACCATCATTTACTAATATTTCTGTTGCCATACTTTATACTTCCTTAGTTTTTGTACCCGGTGAATTTCATTCTACCGTTTTCCATCGCAAACATGCGTGGGGTATCTTCTTCTTCAGCCTCTACAGGCTTTTCTTCAGAATCGTGGGACTTGCCTTTTCCAAAAGTTCTTTCTGACTCTTCTGGTAAAGTCATGCCTTCCATAGCGATACTGAATCCTTCTAGCTTTACGTCATCCCATGAAGAGAGTTCCTCTACACGAGCATCCTTGTTGTCCTCTTCGAGTTTTCCAAGAAGAGCTTCTTTGTCTATAATACTGTTTACTAAAGATGTTTTCTTTGCTTTGAGTTCTTCTTCAGCTCTCTCAGCTTCTGCATCTTCGTATTTCTTGACTATAGCAAGGGCTTCCTCGTGCTTGGTATTCAATTCTTCAAAAGATGAAGTCATTTCTTCTAACTGAGTTTTCATAGAAGCGAATTCACGCTCTGTGATAGTCTCAGCTTCAGATACTGTTGTTTTTTCTTCTTCAGCCATATTTTCTACCTCGCTGTTGTTCCCGTGTGAATCACAGGCACATGGTTCTTTCGAACCTTCTTCACCGAATTCTCGGTGTTCATCATTACATTCCCCGTCAATTGTACATGCTTCACATACGGGTGTTCGAGTTTCATTATCAATGAAGCTCACCTCGATAGGACGAATGTCCGTAGCAAAGGGTTCTCCTAAAACATCGATGTCTTTTGAAAACCAATCAATACTAACATGTGTCATATCGCCGTTTTCCAACTTTCCTAACACTTCACTTGTTTTGGCAGCATCCTTTTGGATTTTTGCCAACATTTTAATACCAGTTTTACCATCATCCAATTCGATTATTTCTGGGTTGATAGCCGTGCCAATCAAATCTTCATCGGTTCGCTGGTGATTAAAGTAAACTGGAAGTTCACTAAAAGCTTCTATATGGTCTTCCAATATAGAAGGTTCTATGTAAACTTTCTGGTCACCATCGGCGTCATGTACGCCTGATGTTATAGCTATCACAGGATAGTCTATAGTTTCTTTACCTATATTTAAAGGTTTTTCTAATGCTAGAGCAAACGTACGTTTAGAGTCTTCTTGTGTACCGTTAGTAACTGCGAATTCTCTGACAGTACCTTCGTCGACTCTCATACGGCAAAGGTTTGCCGCCATCTCATTGTATTTTTCTACACCTCTCTTTTTTAGAATAGGTGCTACATCTATAATACAATTCTCATATGCGTAGTTCTCACTCATTGTTCTCTGTCTCCTGTTAGGTTTCTGTTTTCGACACGTTCTGATTCTTCAGACTTGTCTTGGCCTTTACCACCTGATATATTAGCATTTTCTGCTGTAGGTCGCTGTTCAACAACACCTTCAGGGTCAAGACCTCTTTCTAATCTAACTTCACTAGGTGAAAGTACACCCTCAGAAAGATATATCATATCCGTCTTTGCTTTTGTAAATGAATCATTTACATTTATTTGACGGAATGAAAACTTAGCACTGCCTGATTCTAATTGAGGCATGAGTTGTGAGTTGAGCGCTGCTTCTATTGCGCTCTGTAAATGTTTAACATAAGGTTCAAAAATAGCACGTGCTTGTTCTGGTTTGTCAAACATAGTTATAGGAACTTTCAAAGCTATATGTATCTTTTTTAATATATCATCAGTATATTTACCATATTCGAATGCCCGTTGAGTTCCTTGTAATTCTTTAATAGTGATATCATTACCGTGAATTATATCTTCACCGGGTTCTAATGTATTAAAGGCATCAACGATTTCGTTAATTTTATCTGGACCATAAGGCATGTCGGGTAAACCAGCAGATATATCAAACCTACTAGTGGCGTACTTGTTAAGAGCAGCACCAATATCCCTCTCGGCATAATCTTTAAGGTCAACCAAGTATAATACTGGGTGAATGTCGCTAAGCCCGTAAGCATAATCATCAAAAGCATTGTTTTTAAACTCAATAATTTCATCTTCTTCAAATCTAACATTCTCTTTGTCGTCTCCTACGTCTTGATAATAATATTTTATTTGACCATTTTCATCCCTTTGTACATACATATTCTGTGATGAACGTAAAACTAAATTATCTCCAGTATATTCTAAATAAGATGTACCAAAAATTCTACCATTACGTAACCAAGAGTATATCAACTGGTCTAAATTTATCTCATCAAAAAAGTTGGTGATAGCCTCGCGCTCTACTTCATCATCAGTTACGATGTCGTAACCGTCTTTCGCTGCATATATGCAGGGCAAGTCAATTAAAGTCCTAATTATTGGGTCAGACAAATATACATTCATATATGTCCTATAATCTCCAACTTGTGGTTCTTTATCTGCTCCACCGCCGTATCCACCTCCCCTTCCGCTATTTTGAAGTTTAATACGTTTAATAACGCCTGCTCCAAAGCTGCGAGGGTTGTCTTTACTATACGTCGGGTTAGACCCTACTGTTGCGAATGTCCTACTTCTGCCCAAAAAGGGCAAATAATCTCGTAGAGGCATGGCTATCAATACCTATAACGCGGAAGCAGTATATAAAGCTTTCGCTCAAATACCTCCCGGAGCACGTTTATTCAATAAATTATTACCTCTTCTAGAGGTATATAAACCTTTTCCTGTCCAGCCTTTAGATTTACTTTTAAAAGACCTCTTTGTAGGTATAGATACACTAGAAAACTTACCTGATATAGGTAACATAGATAATGCACCATGTAATGCTATAGCTGTACTATCGCAATAATCATCATGTTTTCCTGACGGAGCAGATATCTTTTCTGTTTTATTAGCTGCATCCATGACATATTCTAAATCTACATGCTCTCTATACCATTTATTAACTAATTTTGCATGATTAGCAGGTAAATCCTTTGGGTCTGGTATAATTACTTGTTGTTTTTGTAAGTAAGACACCATATCTCTATACACTTGTGTTTTACTACCTTTCGCTCCACCTGTAAATATGAATGGTATAAAATGTATACCACTCTCCATACTTGCCATCCTTATATCTTGTTCAATCGCGCCACCCATACCCGTCGCATCAATAATAAGCCTACTTGCACCGAAACCGCGAGCAATATCCATGATACGCTCACGTTGATATGGAATATCATGTCCACCTGTTCTAGGACTGATTTCTTCCAAATAAATAAGTCTTGCCACATTTTGTTCACTTGACTTCTCACAAGTAAATACACTAATGACAGTTGAATTAACGGACTTGCCA